TACAAAACCGACTACCAAAAGAGTGGCTACCAAAAACACAAAGAGGATTGCTTTCATATTATGATGACTTTGAACAAGTTAACATGAAACAAGGTAATTGGCTAGTGTTGGCTAGAACAAAGTTTATGCTTAATGATTTGGAGGACCAACTTTACTCACAGGGATTGTATTATGAAAACAAATATAAAACAAATAGAGAACAAGACTTGTACACTGCAATAAAAGACTGGGAACAACTTCGTAAAGGTCAATTATTAAAATACGATCAAATAGAAAGAATATCATCATACACAAATTTATGGGACAAGAAAAAAATTAAAAGTATGGTTAAGGATTCTTTTTATGGAATAGATCAACTAACTAAAGATTATGGATTGAAGACAAAAGCTGTTTGGTATGAAGCTTTTAATGATGCACCACAGAAAAAAGTAAGGTATATAAGAAGGATGAGGGAAAATGGTGAGAAACTAGATTCTAATCCTAGAATAGTTTTGTCTACAATACATGGCGTAAAAGGTGGTGAGCAGGATAACGTAGTTCTCCTGACTGACTTATCTAGAAACACACAAATAAACTACGAAAAAAATCCTGATGATGAAAATAGATTATTCTATGTTGGTGCAACTAGAACTAAAAATCATTTACATGTCATCAGACCAAAAGATATATATAAAGGATACAAAATATGAAAACAGAAGAAGCGTTACAGTTAGCAAAAGAATTAATTTCAGGACCTAGAGCAAAAACGTATGGAGATAAAATACAAAACCATTGCAACATTGCAAAGTTATGGTCGGCATATTTAGATAAAGAAATTACAGCACACGACGCCGCTGTGATGATGGCTCTACTAAAAGTAGCAAGAACTAAGTTTGGGCAACCAACTGAAGACACTTACGTTGATGCTGCAGCATACATGGCTATCGCAGGGGAATGTAAACATGAAGACTAATATTTTTAAACCACAAACAGAGTGGATACCACCAACAGACTTTCCTGATCTTAGCAAGTACGATGAGATAGCTGTAGACTTAGAAACAAAAGATCCAAACTTAAATGAAAGGATGGGATCTGGTTCTGTCATAGGTGTGGGTGATGTAGTTGGCATATCATTAGCAACACATGACTGGTGTGCATACTATCCTATCGCACACGAAGGTGGCGGTAATATGGACCGTAGAATGGTTCTAAACTGGCTACAAGACCAGATGAACACAGACTCTATAAAAATATTTCACAATGCTATGTACGATGTGTGTTGGTTAAGAAAATTAGGAATAAACATAAAAGGACAGATCGTAGATACCATGATAGCTGCATCTTTGGTTGATGAGAACAGATTTAGATATGATTTAAATGGTTTATCAAGAGATTATCTTGGTAAAGGTAAAGATGAAAGTGCTTTATATGAAGCTGCAAAGTCTTGGGGTGTAGATCCAAAAGCAGAGATGTATAAACTACCAGCCATGTACGTTGGAGCTTACGCGGAGCGTGACGCCCAACTCACATTAGAGTTGTGGCAAGAAATGAAAAAAGAGATTTTGAACCAAGACATAGAAAACATATTTAACATGGAAACAAATCTTTTTCCTGTGTTAGTTGATATGAGATTCCTTGGTGTTCGTGTTGATAAAGAAAGAGCTGCATTAGAAAAACAAAGAATGGTTGAAGAAGAAAGTAGATTGTTGGGCGCAATATACGCTGAAACTAAACAAGAGGTGCAGATCTGGGCAGCAAGATCCATTGCCAAAGTGTTTGATAAACTTGGTCTACCTTATGAAAGAACTGTCAAGACAGGTGCACCTAGTTTTACAAAAAACTTTTTAGCAAATCATCCACATCAAATTGTGCAAGCTATAGCAAAAGCGAGAGAGATAAATAAAGCACACACAACTTTTCTAGATACCATAATTAAATATTCTAATAATGGTAGGATACATGCAGAGATAAACCAGCTTCGTGGTGATAGTGGCGGGACTGTGACAGGCAGGTTCAGTATGAACAATCCAAACTTACAGCAGATCCCAGCAAGGAACAAGGACCTCGGACCACGGATCAGAAGTTTATTTATACCAGAAGAAGGATGTAAGTGGGGTTGTTTTGATTACAATCAACAAGAGCCGCGTCTTGTTGTGCATTACGCTGCACTACAAGGTTTCTTTTCTGTTGATGATGTTGTTGATGCATACAAGAATGAAAATGCAGACTTCCACCAAATCGTAGCAGACATGGCTGACATTGGTAGATTCCAGGCCAAGACGATCAATCTGGGTCTTTTTTATGGTATGGGTAAAAATAAATTACAAGCAGAGTTAGGTATAAATAAATTACAAGCTGAAGAATTATTTAAAAAGTATCACAACAGAGTTCCTTTTGTTAAACAACTCATGGATGCTGTGATGGGTAGAGCACAACAAAAAGGTAGAGTGAGAACGCTACTAGGTCGATTGTGCAGGTTTCATTTGTGGGAGCCAAATCAGTTTGGTATCCACAAGGCCTTGCCGCATGAAGATGCGCTCGCGGAACACGGACCAGGGATCAAGAGAGCTTTTACATACAAAGCTTTAAATAGATTGATACAAGGGTCAGCAGCTGACATGACAAAAAAAGCTATGATAGATCTACATGCAGAAGGTATTGTACCACATCTACAAGTGCACGATGAATTAGATATTTCTGTTCAAAATAAACAAGAGGCGGAAAAGATAAAAGAAATTATGGAGTCAACGGTCACACTTGAAGTTCCTAACAAAGTAGATTATGAAGAAGGGGATAACTGGGGCAGTATTAAATGAGGTTTTATTATGGCATATTTAAACGCAAACATACCACCGGAGTACGCACAGATCAGAAGGGAGTATCTCTATGACCTTAAGAAACATCATGGAGAGGTTGAAGACTGCATTATCTTTGGTCTATCGGCTATTACAGGGCGTAGTATCCTTTTTCATTGTATTATGGAAAATGGAGCTATCTTCTATCGTCTCCCGATATCTGCATTCATTCAAAG